TCATAAACGACGAGTTGCACGGCATCTTTGGGGGAATGTCCCACAGAGAAAGAAATGCAGCAAAGCGTAAATATGAAAAACAAGGTTTAACACTAGACGAATGGATAGAACAAGATGGCAAATACGGGCAAACCTAAGACGGTTTCTTTAAAAGCATACTTAGACGCAAATAAGCGAGAGACTCGTTTGATGGGTTCAATTGAGCGTCATCTATTGTCTAAACCTTTTGATACTCGTCGCATGGATATTATTCACCCATCTGACATGATTAAGCCTGAGTGGTGCCACCTTGCCCAGTACCACGCTATTCTTGGCAACTACAAAGAAGTTAGAGAAAAACCTACTCTTCGTTTGCAATCTATTTTTGATGAAGGCCACACTATCCACGCTAAGTGGCAGAAGTGGCTTACAGAGATGGGCGTTCTTTACGGTAAGTGGGAGTGCAGTGAGTGCGGTCCATCTGATTGGGAATTAGCTTCTGACCTAAACTTTGAAGATCCAGAGTGCGGAGTGTTTACCTATGATGAGGTTCCTCTGTGGAGCAATAAGCACAAGATTGGTGGGCATTCTGACGGTTGGGTAAAAGGTTTAGGTGAAGATTGCCTTATTGAGATTAAATCTATTGGCGCTGGAACTCTGCGCTTTGAGGCTCCGGCTTTACTTGCACAGTCTGATGGAGACTTAGAGAAAGCTTGGCGCAATATTCGAGCACCTTTCCGTACGCATCAACTTCAAGGACAGGTTTACCTTCACCTAACTCATCTTATGGTTGAGAGTGGTGATCTTCCCTCTGCTCCGAATGAGATTGTCTTTATCTATGAGCTTAAAGCAAACCAAGATTATAAAGAGTTTGTAGTCAAGTACAACCCAGAGTTTACCAAAGAGCTGTTTGATCAAGCTTTGGACATCGCTTGGGCAGTTGACAACAATCGCCCACCTATGTGTAATATTGACTCCGTAAAGGGCTGCAAGCGGTGTGAGCCATACAGGGGGGAAAATGCCTGATTACGACTACAAGTGTTCAAAGTGTCAAGAAGTAACTGAAAGTTTTTTTCCTATTCAAGACGGTCCTGCCCCAGCAATAGTGTGTAAGTGTGGTGGAGAATCGTTTCGTCAGTATTCAACATTTGGTATTCAACTTAAAGGCGGAGGGTGGGGCGGTAAATGATTGATAAGAGTAACTATTCTTACAAAGGATTACCAGTAGTAGTTGCAGATGATGACTTTATTGAGCATTTGTACGAAAATGGTTTTGATGAAACTATAGATGTTGCTGAATTAAACGAAGAGTGGAATGACTGGGCAAAGGAGAACCTAGATGAGTCCAATTGAGTTAAGGGCTGCTGTAGCTAGCAGTAAAACTATTGCTGCATTAAAGTCTCAAGGATTAGTAGTAAACGAGGAGTACAGTTACAACGCTCCATCTCTTCCCGCAGACATTACTGGGATGATGGAAGAAGAGGTCATGGACTTGTACGCTAAATATGTTGCTTATCTAGAGTTTATAAGTTTGCAGCTTTGGTGTGCCGAGGTAGACAAGGCAGAGGCAGACAAGAACCTAGCTTTAATTAAAGCTAAGAAAAAATTAGCTCTGAAGAGTTCTGGTAAAGCTGTATCTATGATTGATGCTGAAGTAGAAGTTGACCCAGACTATCAAGAGAAGTTGACCGCTCTTCAAGAGCTTTCTAACTATCACGGGTTAATTCACATCATTTCTGATCGTTTGTCTAAAGACATTTCTCTTATTAACCGGGAGATCACTAGACGAGTAAACATTAACAAGGCTGTTGGTAGAAGCAGTTGGTTAACACCATGACTTACGAACAACTATCTTTATTTACCGATGAAGAACTTGGTTTACCTAAGGGCCCTACTGGCTACCCTGGGTATGAAATTATTGGCTTGACTGGTTATGCACAGTCTGGCAAAGACACTGTTGCTTCTGTATTAGTAGAGAAATACGGCTATCGTCGTATTGCTTTTGCAGACAAAATTAGAGATTTTTTGTATGAGGTTAATCCTATGGTTGCGTGCAGTCCTACAGGTTACTTGCAAGATCTTGTAGATTTAGTTGGTTGGGATGCCGCAAAGCAAGAGCCTCAAGTTCGCAGGTTATTGCAAGACCTAGGCAACTCCGCTAGAAAACTATTTGACAAAGACATTTGGATTACTGCTGCTTTAAGCACCGTACAAAGTGGCGAACGTGTTGTAGTAACAGATGTTAGATTTGAGAATGAGGCTGAAAAGATTAAAGAGTTAGGCGGTCAGCTCTGGCGTGTAAAGCGTGTTGGGTTTGGTCCAGTAAACGACCACGTTTCAGAGTCTGAATTAGATGGATACAAAGTAAGTCAGATTTTTGTAAACAACGGTACTCTAAAAGATCTAGAGGTATTAATTACTACTAGGATGCGTAATGCCTTCCCAAAGTAGAAAACATCGCGGTTATAAGTCGCAAGATATTTTGGCAGACAAGTTAGTAGAAGAGGGCTGGCCTTATGCAAAATCTACTGGCGCAGGTAGGACTGGTACTGACGTTACCGGAACTATAGGCATTGATTGGGAAGTAAAGGCTAGAAAAGACTTTAACCCTAGCGCTGCTATAAAACAGCTAAAAGAACGCGGTGATGGGGAAATTTTGCCTATTGCAGTACTTCGTCTTAATGGTCAAGGTCCAGCAAGCATTGGGGATTGGCCGGCAGTTTTACGTTTAGATGATCTAATCAGGCTGTTAAAAGAAGCTGGATACCCTGACTTAACCCCTTAAATCACGTACCTTTTACCTTAGAGGGCAACTCTAAATCGAAACCTAAGGACTACAAAACGTGATAGATAAAGATTCAACCGAAGAACAGTTCCTGCGTGTAAGCGCCGGTTCTAATGCTCAATCGGTAGGCTCAGCCATAGCCCACGCTCTATATGAGCGTCCACAAGTAAAATTAAGGGCTGTTGGAGCTTCCGCAGTAAATCAAGCAGTAAAGGCAATTGCTATTGCTCGTGGATATGTCGCACCTAGAGGTTTAGACCTCAGCTGCCGACCAGGATTTACTACCGTAGATTCTCGTGACGGACAAATTTCAGCAATAGTCTTTACTATCAATGTAAATTGATATATTCTTTATTATAAGAGATCTCTTAACAGTTAGGAACACCATGGCAAAAAGCTCGAACCCAAGCCCTGACGAGGCGCTTGCAGGTATGGCAAAGCAAGGTCGCACGCCTATGAACAAGGATGGAATTAAGTTCTCATCTCCTTCTGCGTCACCAAAGGCTGGCACACTTGTACCAAAGAAAAACACAGCGGCTGGAGATCCATACGGATCAAAGGGTGCACCACGTAGCAACGTCCCTGCTACAGGACAAGATCGTGCAGGAGCAGCCTATTCAATTAAAGGCGGCCCTCGATATACAAAGATGACAGATCCAGCAGCCGGTGCAACACAGGCTAACGGACGAGTTATTTCGACCGCTGCAAAGCGTGATCGTACAAACTTTGATTCGGGTAATAGCACTTCTTACTAATTTGATGTATGCTAGTAACTAGGTCTTAGAGTTCATCTCTAAGGCCTAGTACTGCAATTGGACTAAAACTTGGAGGCACCAATGTCATTGCAAGATCTGTACACTGAAGTAAAAACTATGAATACTTTGAAAGCGTGCATCGTAGGACAATGGGCAGCTACCCTTTCTGAAGAAGACAAAAAAGCTTTAGACACAGCTATTGAAGATGATGATTTAAGTACAAAAGATTTATTTATGTTACTCCGCCGTGCCGGGGGCACGTTTGGCAAGACCGCTGTTCGTGACCACCGACAAGGAGATTGTGTATGTCTTTAGCAGATGATTATGACGCAATAATTCAAACCAGTAATCAAGGTTCTGATAAGACAGGTAAAAATATTCCAGAAGCATGGAGACCACGTTCTGAAATTGGAACAGATGGTGGCTTCATTGTTTCTACTCCACGCCCAGAGGGCAATACTCCTGGAGCAGAAGAAATTCTTATTGAGGCAAAGCTAGATCCAGCTGAGTGGATTGTTGTGTCCCATAGACGTTCACGTTGGCAAACATTTAATGGGGATTGGCTAGAGTCATTCAGAGTTAACGTTGTT